CGAGGCAGGCTTCGTTGGTACGATTCGCCTTGAAGCTGGTCAGAAGGTCGAAGTTCCTGGAATTTGTAAGAGACATCAGTTTTCTATTACGGCAATTGAGGAATTCAGCGCCATCAGTGAGATGCTCCGTCAGGAACATAGTAAGGCACTTGATCCTGCTCTTCTCGGAGCGCTCGATAGCGGTTGGGTTTATAAAGACCTTGCCGCCGGACCGTTAGCTTACCGCACGTACCTTACCTTATGGGTTGGTACACAGCCAGCTCGATTCGATCTGCGAGGAGGTATGGCGCGGAGATTTCTATTTATTTATTTCGTACCGACGCCAACTGATATGAAGGAAATAAAGTTAGCGAGAAGAGCGTCGAAGAATATTAAGTTCAATCCGACGCGAACTGATAGGATTAGAGCAGAATTGAAGAATCTCCAGGAGAAGATTAAAGGTATAGAGAAGATTGAGTCTAATCCTGAAATTTATGCTTTATATGACCAGTTGAAGTTGCCTTACTGGGAAGAAATGCTCTACGATAGGTTGATTATGGGATATAAGGTAATGAAAGGCGACTTTGACAGTATGTTATATGTCTCGGTTGATGATGCTACCAAAAGGATGCTTCTCGATGAAGCACGATATCGAGATATGATACGACGAGGTAGTGAGTTCGCCGAAATCCTTTCGATTATGAGAGCTCATGGAGGGGCAATGGGTAAATTCGCCCTTAAGGATGAACTATTATTATTCGGGAAAGACTGGAGACAGTCACAACAGCTAATTAGTGAAATGAGTCGAATGGGAGCATTGAAAAGACTGCCTGATGGATCGTTAATCTTATCGGAGGAATTGCGAGGTAAGAAAAAATGAGGACGTATATTGAAATAATGGCTGATTTGTTGGATGCTGCACGAGAGGATACTCGGAAATCTAATCTAGCGTCGAAGGCAAACTTAGATTACGATTATCTCACGAAGCGTTATCTACCGCTGCTACTAAAGACGGGATTATTGCAACAGCACGGAAAGTTCTATCGAACGACAGCAAAAGGATATCGCTTTTTAGAAACCTGGAAGGTTATGAAATCATTAATGAGGGAAGGTAGATGAATAAACAAACCACGACGCTATACTTACGGAAGGATATCGTCGCACGGTGTAAGGAGCTAGGTATCAACATGTCCGAAGCTTGCAATAAGATTCTTGAGATTGTCTTGGAACAACCTGGGATTAGTGACGAAGAGATTAAGTTAGCAATTTTACTAGCTGAAAAGAAGCGTTTGGGCGATGAAATGAAGAGTCTCCAAATAAACGTCGAACAACAGCAAAGGTTGATGGATTCTATCGAACAGAAGATTACCCAACAGCGAGCCGTTGTGAGTGAAGTACTGCGAAGCAATGAAATAGCGGTGCTTATTCGGCAATTGAACCAACGAATTAAGGATGCTAACTATGATATAGTTATCGTTCAGGAGAGCTGTCAGGACATTTTGACGTCTTTACGCAAGCTCGGAATACCCACTGACAAACCAGAATGGCTAGAGATGCAGATACAACGAGTAAAGCGACTAACACCGTAGGGTAGCTAAATTCCGGAATGATAGGACCGACATATTCATCGCGAATTTCAACGTAATCTGTATAGAATTTGAATTCGCCACTCCAACCGATTCCTCCACCGATATGAACTTTCTCAACACCAGCAATTATATGTTCGTTGACTACGGTGTTATTTATATTAGTTGCTCTTTCCAACTCAACATCATTTACCCAGAATGCAACTTCGCCGGTACCGTTGCCGACCTTTGCCATTATTTCTACGTGCTGCCAGACGTTTATCTCCGGAATCACATATGTCACTAATGAAGTATGTCCGTCAGCATGACCGTAATGAAACAACCAATAGTGAGGCACTGGCAGTAAATAGCATGACGCAATGACATATCCTTCTTCACTTCGCAGTGAATATATTTCAATACTGCTTTCTGCATCTAGTGTCGGTAGCTTAACCATGACTCGCACGTACAGCATCGTTACGTTCGGTAGATATTTGATAAGAAACGCTCCACTAGATGCGCCTGTCTTGATTCCACTGTTTAAATAATGTTCCATGCAGTAATTACCACGGTATGCAAAGGATGCGTTTTCGATTATTTTCAGATACGAACCCTCACCCCAAACCATCGTACTGTCCCAAGGGTCGAAGCCATTTTCATAGCTGTCAGAGAAATAAGAGACTTGTGCATTTACAGCAACGATAGGTAGTAGAAGGATTAGAAGCATTACTATCATATTTCGTTTCAATTTATCACCTCCTGTTAAGTTAATATCCGGTGGGAATATGAATCGACGAAAGTTGATCTACCTCTTGAAATACCTAGCATTAGCGACCACCATTGGCTCGCAGATTGTTTTCCTTTATTTCCTCATTCTAACTATCGACAAGCCTGTGCTAATTCACTTCGATATTCTCGTGCCGTTTGAAATTGTAGCTTGCTGTATTGCAATCGGATATGCATTACTGTTATTCTATGAGCACGTTGGGTCTCGTAAAGTCTAACGATGTGAATGCGGACTGTGACCCCATGCTAATAATCGGACATAGAAGTCACTATCCAAACCAGAAGTATCAACGCGCATTTGTAATCGCAATGTATGACCTTTCACATTCCGTGGAATAGTAAAGAAGCAATCAAACGGCACTTCCCAGAAATTTGCTCTGAGTAGAATCCAATAATACGTAGACAAAGACGGGTAATATATGTTCGCAGTAACATCATATAATCGAACGTTAATATGTGCCTGCGAAGTTTGAGTTTCTTTGCATGTACACATCGAGATAATATAATAGACTTCGTGATCAACATCCGGCACAACTATTTCAACCGCCGTAGTCCAAGTTGTATTTATATGAACGGTAGTATAATAATCTGAAGTTATTCCTCCGACAACCCCTTCTGTCGGTATAGCAGCGCGTTGTTCACTGAAAACTATATCATCATAACGCATTTCAGCCGTCGGACTCGGTTGCCAAATATATACCTCTACGCGAGCATATGCTGCATCGCTAGGACTCGTAACCGTACCGCCTAGCACTCCCCAAGAAGTAGTTGCACTTCCATCGTAAGCATCGGAGTGAGGCGTTGAACTTTCGGCTTTCGTTCGTGTATACCAATGTATTCGAACGACGGCATTATATGAGCCTGAAACGCGTTTTACTGCTGCGCTTGCATAATATACCAAATTAGGCTTTACTGGACAGAATTCAGACCACGCACCAACATTTTGCGCTGAAGTACAATAAAGTCGAATACAGGCTCCACCTTTATAGGAATCGGTTGTAATTCTCTCTATTGTACCACTACCACTGAACATCCAATAATCAGGAACGTCGTCATCATCACGGTCTAATTCAAAACATTGGTTTGGTATTAGGTTTTCTGGTGGTGCAGTATCATCAGTCAGAGGATATCGTGGAATATATCCGACAAGACTGCCTACACCGCGAAATCGTAGCTGATCGAAATCTGACCGATACCAGAGTTTACCTTCACCTGAAGGATCAGAAGTCACACGGTCAAACTGTAATTCACTAGTCTTCACCGCATTTGCTTTAATCTGATCAGAATCAATCGTCCCTGTGTAGATCTTACTTCCTTCGATCTTCGTCAGATCACTTGCGTTCCTCCAGTCGGATAGATAAACCGATCCTGAAAGAAGGATTTTCGTCGCTGCAATCGAGAGGACTTTAGTTGTCGTAATCATATCATACTTCGAAGCACCGATTCTGAATAAGCTCAAAATCTCATCGGCACTTAATGCATGATCGTAGACACGAACTTCATCAACTGTACCTTTAACTAACTGTCCAAACCATTGTGAACTTATTTGTAGTACTCTGCCTGCATCACCAAGTGCACCTGTAAAATCATCCAGTTGTTCTTGTACGCCGTCGATATATGCATAAACCTTCCCTGTTGTACTATCATACGTTAGGGCTATGAAATGCCATGTATCCCACGCAATTTGTAGAGTTGACTGATCGACGTATTCCGTCGTACCATTACCGAGGACAACCTCTAAATAACGACTGTTAGTAATCCTAATCATATACCCATCGTTCGGTGTACTCTTATATCTGTCAACGACTGCTTGCGTTCCGCCACTTGACGCCAACTTTACCCATGCAATAATTGTAATGCTGGTAACGGCAAGAGCAGCAATATCACCGACGTTAACATAGTCACTCGTTCCGTTGAAAAGCAGGGCTTTTCCAAACTTGCCATCCGTCCATGTAGCACCAGATATTGCTCCAGAGTTTGCTTGCGTACTCCAATCGTAAACGTAAGAACCTGTTCCTTCGTCGAGAGGTAACGCTAGCACTAGACCGACATCGCTATAAGTAAACATGATAGCATCTTCAGCTAGTTTCGGCGCTGTAATACACGCAACTTCCAGATGGTCAGTTTGAATCTGGCCTGCTTTGATATGCTGTGCTAAGATTGCCTTTGCCGCGAGTGCACCAGTACCTATCGTCGGCATATAACTATTATAAGGGAGAATCGTCGAACGATCACTTGTTTTCACATCGACGACAGCTAGCAAACCCTTCCCTTCACCGACAGCATCATCATAGTCCACAGAATTTTGCAGTGCTGACTGTCCGTCTTGCCAATAGAAATATCGTAATCCCGCAGAAAACGTCGTGCCAGATATGTTAGCATTAATTGTCTTAGACGTTCCGTCAGCAAACTTGATAGTAATATTAGACACGTCATCTTTCGCAGCCCAATATAACTTACCAAATGTTGTCTCGTCTTCCCATATCTTGAAATCGGCAGTCCACGGACGCGATTCAATCGTCAGATCAATTGGTTTCACTCTTTCTGGAGTTGCACTTACGGGCGTACCTTGTTTCGCACTTTCATTATTTGAAGTGTCGATTGCCGTCACCCAGAAGTAATGTGTAATATATTCAGCATCAGGATCCTCAACCTTCCAGAGTAATACATTTCCGCGAGTTGTTCCCGCACTGACAGCATCACCAGGATTTGATGTTATACTACGATATACCTGATAGAACATTAAGTCTGATGCGCCAACGTGTTGCCACTCGATTAGAACTCCATTAAGAACCGGTGATGCAGTTAATCCAGTCGGTACAGGCGGCGCAGCTTGATTTGCCGCCGTTGTCTTATTCTGTACGCTCGACCACGATGAAGCTGCTCCAAGCTTACTCAACGTGCATGCTTTAATATCATAAATCGTATCAGCCTTGAGATCTTCCGTCACTACGACGGGATTACCACTTACTGGCTGTTCAACACTGATGTGACGAAAATTCGCCGACCCTGTTTCGTTGTAACTAATAATATACCCACCAGCACCTGTAACTCGAGTAATTGTGATCTTCAGCCAGCAACGAAATAGTGTCGTCGTATCAATCTCTTCTGCGGTGACTGAAAAACTCGGAGGCGATTTCGTCACATCTGCAATGTCATCAACGTCATCTGCTTCCTTATCATAATACCTATCTGGTATTTGTTCCGTTGATAATATATAAATGCCCTGCTCTTCATATTGTTTCGTTTCATCTAAATACTTCGTACCGATCGCTTCAGGCCTTTCAACTTCAACGTCAGCCTTTGTAAGATACTTTGTTATCGTCCAGATGCGAAAATCTCCAACGAGTTCTAAAGTTGGCTTATTTAACGTAATAGTATCGCCAGGATAAAGATTGTAAGCTGCTGTAATCAAGACAGGCAGAGTAACTCCGCTAGATTCCGTATTAAGTTCAGCCAACTTCTGGGCAGCAATATTATTGAGCGTCGCAACATCTGATGCTTTCTTCTCTCGAAAGACTTCAATATCAGTACCTGTTCCAGCAGATCCTTCAATCTCGTTACCATCAGCATCAACCCCAACTATAATTACTTTATCTCTCTTCTTAGCGCGATCTTTACCACGTTCAGGCCATGCGATAGGTGTAATCGATCCTTTCGCTGATCCACGCGCACTAATATTAAACCGTGGATTTTCGCTGCCATCATAATCACCCCAGTAGTCTCCGTTGACTGCTTCTGCTAGGAAGACGGCAGCATCGAAACATTTCGTCCTGCGAAATCTTACGGAAACTAATGTTGACGGACATGAGCCTGCAACAACGCCGGCTGCTGTACAGATCGCTGCAAGAATTGTATTTGCCGCAATAGACGTATGTGTTGCAGTATAATCCTTTTGTTTCATCTCCTCAAAACATTCGTTATAACAAATACACGTGATCAGATCATTACCGAATAATGGAGCATATAGCATTCCACGCCAAATAACCGTTGTATCCCATGAGATTCTAATCCTCACATCAGCGTCAACAAAAGACCGATTTGCTGAAGTATTCGGGATAGTAAAGACTGCTTCCTCATGCCCATTTAGTTCTGCCGGCATGCTTACTATCGTAGCGTCAGTCTTCTCTACCCATCCTGGAGGTGAATCCACCCAAAGTTCAATTTTCCAGACCATTATAATACCACGTATTGAGAACCTTGATGAAATTCCATCGTGTAGCGATAAGATTTCGTAAATCCTCTCTCTTCTTTAGGCTTAACATTATATAACATCCAAGTGCCATTATAACGAGCAGTCTGCGCTAATTCTACTGTCTTTCCAATCCTCGTACGTAGAGGATCAATAATATCAGTCTTCAACTGATCTTTCGTCTTCGCAGGATCGTAAAGATAACCTTCGATAGTAAGCTTTCTCACATTCTTTCCGATACCTATTAAGACCGGTAGATCACCTGGGTAGTCAGCAGACGACTCTTTTGCAGGATTGTCATCAATAACATTCGCTGGATCTTGCGTCAACTCAATCGTCGTCGTATCCCATTTAATCTGCCATGGCATTCTCACCGCCTCCTTCGGATTGCTTCACCCCATGCTCTGTCGACTGTAGTCGGAATTACATTCAAATCAAGTTCACTCGAGACTGAACCTATTTCGACAGAGCTATAAATCGTCGTATAGTTAGGACCACCTGGACGACCTCCGACACCAACTCCGCCAACTTCTCCCGCTGGTACCCGACGTAGTGCACCTGCTATCTCGTTAATCGTCGCCGTCGTCTCAACAGTCTTTCTCTTCGTACTATCTAACGTTTTACCGAAGACTTCAGCCATAGGTGTCGCATGTCGGAAGCATAAACTTGACAGGGCTTTACCCAACCCGCCGATTACATTCCCTACGCCTTTCGTAACTTTTTCTACAGTGCCCGCAACTGCCTCGTAAGCTTTCGCAGCAGCAGTGAGAGTAACGAGTGCTCCAGCCAATATTACGATAGAGGCCGACAATGCAACTAGCGCAACTGACATGGCTAGGACACCAGCGGCAGATGGAAGCATTACCAATCCAGCTGCAGCTACTGCTAGCATTCCAGCTGCTACTCCAAACAGAACGGGAACGAGAGGAATTAGGATATCAATATTCTTCGCGAGATCAATTATCCCTTTGACTGCAAGCATAACTCCTGCGCCAGCCAGCAAGAAGGCTGCACCGACCATTAAGGCTGCCGCGCCAAGAGCTAAAATAATGGGGATCGCAGGAGCAGCAGCTGCTCCCGCAGTACCAACTGCTGTACCGAGGCCGATAAGAGCTGGACAGGCTGCGCTTGCTATACCAGTCAGAAAACCGAGAACAACACCCATTAGTTTAAACACGATGACGCCTGTAATTATTGCGGCCGTAATGGCAATGATCGCTGCTGGTATCGGGCCGATGATATCTTTCAGAAGCAAGAATACAGTGATACCAACTATGACGGCTGCTGCAATCGCAGCGAGTGGAGCAAGAAGTGATGAGAAAGACGTTCCGAGGACACCGACGAGTGGAGCTAGCCAGCCAACTAACGTTCCGATTGTCATAAGGATCGGACTGATAAAGAAGAATGCCATACCGACAGCCATTAAAATTGGTGCGAACGGCAAAAGGATGCCTGCAAGTTTTGCTAACAGTGGTAAGAGTGGTCGTGCAGCATTCATTAATTCAATAATGAGTGGAACAGATATCTGTAGTCCTTCAACGAAGCCCGCAATGATCGCCGGGCCGACATCTTCAATAAGGCTGATCAACGTCGGAAGAACAGAATTAGCCATCTGTTCCAATGCTGGAATAAGTGTCGGAGAGACTGCATTCCATACCTTGAGAAAAGCATCGGCTAATTGAATAAGCACGTCAGCAACAATCGGTGCGAGTGCAACTCCAATCGTAGCGAGTACGCCTTCGATGGCTCCGAAGGCAGCTTGAATCTGCAATCCTGCTGCAGGTAATTTCGTTAGTGTATCACGTAATGTTGCCAACATATCAGTGGAGCCCATACCCGTATAGGTTAAAATACCTATCGTATAGGCAACATCACTCATAGTCTTCTGCCAGTTCTTAAGCAGATTAATAACCTGATTGACGGGTTGCATAATGTACCGAGTCATGATGCGACCCATCATGACAAGGCGGTAGCCAAGCCAACCAATACGCATGCCTGCCGTCGTAATCTGATGACTATGTCTCTTCCACGTCTTAATACTTTCTTCTCTAGCTTTTCGTTCGCTTTCAGTCTGTGCATCCAGTCTCTTCTGGATATCCTCAGCCATCTTATAGCCAGGAATGCTACGCATAATAACATTCAGATAGTCTGCATGCGTTGATTTCGTTGCATCTAATATCTTATCGCGTTCTCTATCAGCTGATACGCCATGTAATACGGCAGCTGCAGCTCTCTTCGTAGCTACACTTAAAGCATCTACTTTATCTTTCACGGACTTATACGTACCTGGATTTGCCTCTAACCATTGTAAGATCATTCTAACAGTACGTTGTGACACTATGCGTATCCTCCTGACTGTCTTCTTCTTCGAATGATAGCATCTAACGTTGTCTTCGGTTCGCTTTCCTCTTCTTCCTGGAGTATCGCAGCATCAAAGAGAAGTCGTTCAAGACGCGAACCAGTGTAGTCAACTAGTTCACTAGGTAAGCGACCACATGCCATTGCGACGCCTTTGACTATTCTACCAAGCGGGCTTTTTCTGAAACCTCTGACGTGCTGCTTCTGCCAAACGAGTTATACCGCTGAATTCCATAACCGTTTCGAACGTCTCGAATAAATCTTCCGGCGATATGTCATCAACTGTCAACATACCCGGCTCTGGCTTGTCAACGATAGGCGGACGTATAATGCACCTCGGTACAACCTTAAGAGCCGCATTAATAATCTTAATGCTAAACTCCGGATCACTCATCTTCTCTTGCATGATTTCATCGATCTTCTCCAATGGAGTGCCAGGTGGAAGAACTATGCCTAACTCAGTATACAAGTCAGCAAATACCGGTACCGACATCTTTCGAATCTCAAAGACATTTCCCGATTTCAGCTTGATAATCTTCGTTTTACCCTTGCGATATTCTTCCGATGAGGTTGGAATTAACTCCGACAGATTTCTCCCTCCTTTTAAGCTGATGCAATTGCATTCACGAGATCGACTTCCCACAGTGCAGTTTGCCCACCGACAGATCCTCGATCTGCTTTGAACTCTACTGTCTGGACGACTTTACCTCTGCCCTCGAAAGGTTCTTTCACTGATGGTAAGATCAATGACGGCAGTAAAGCCTTCAATCGATTAAACTCATACTCGCCTGATCCTCCTGTCAATGCTGGCCCTATGAAGTCAAAGCTCATTGCAGCTCTAGCCGGTGACGAAATAGGAGCTGACGTGCCTCCCCAGAATTTTTCATATGCCGTCCAATCCTTGAACAGAAGATCGACGCTACCTTCGAGTTTAGCGGCTCCAGGTATGAATCCTTTTAGGAAGGCGTCGTTCATTGAATAGAAGTCATCTGGAATCTCTCGTGTATATGTCAAACTCATCGCACTAATCAAAGTTTCTTCTAACGTCCCGGTTATATCCCAGTACATCTTACCATTCATGCTGAAGAACTGCTTTACAGCTGAGAACGTCCCTATAGTTGGTTTTGTTATCTTTGCATCCTTCTGTCCGAATAGAGAGAAGCGCGTTGATACGAAAGCATTCAATGCGGCTTCTAGCCTTAATTCTGTTGCTATCACAGACGTATATTGCAGTGCATTCACGCCGTCTGGTAATTGCTCATCAACCTTATATAAGGTCGCGAACTTTAAAGTGTCTAACGGCCAGAATTGATGCTTATATCTCGGATCAGTTCCATCCTGTGATGTTGTCGGTGCACCAAGGAGATACTTGAGTAACTTCAAGATATTCTCCGAATTCGGTATGATTTCAGTCTCTCCGAGAATTTTGTACGAACCTGTCGCTGCGCTAGTAGGACCAATGAAATTCGAAGATTCAACTTCAGCAGATTCTCTCTCAGGATGTAAGTCAATCGACTGACAGTCGAGGAATTCAGTTGGCGGAGTAACAGGTGTACCGAAGACTGTCTCGTCTGCTATGCCTAACCATTTACCCATCTGTCTCACCTCCGGCGGGCTTTTTCTCTGCAACAATTTCAAACTGGCCTGAAGAAACCAGTAACTTTGCAGTCTTTCTATCTATTTTTATTTCCTCGCCTGGTTTGACAACCCGACGAAGTATGGGTGATTCGCCAGTATACTGTGCAGTATATCTAACGGTCACCTCTTCAGATTTTGTCTTTTTTGCTGACATTTCTTTCACCTACATTTTGTGAGTACAGGAAACTATAACGCCAACCCAGTGATCTTCAGGACCACGACCAAGACCACGCCAATACGGTATGATATTGATCACTTCGACATTATGTACTGCACCGCCGAGTGTACGGTCAGCATCAATCGCACCTACTATCTTGCCAGCATATTTAAACGCATCTATAAAGCCAGTTTTTGCATTTGCCTTCTTCACGACTATACCGATCTCGAATTGGGGATGATACTCTGACTCATGCATAGTTTTCGGCTGGCCTGGAACTTCACCTGGACAGATATAAGCGGAAGGATATTTCTCCGGTGGGAACTTTTCACCGAAGAAAGTATTCTCATCATCGAAGTCATCAAGTGACTTCACTTTATTTACCAGTGCCGTCCAGACAGACTCGTACCAATCTCCCCAACTCATTTCGGTGCACCTTGAATTCCATTCATTATAATATTAGTCATCAACGGACCGAGTCTTGCTAAAGTCCGTTCAGTAAATGGCGTCTTACGACTACCAGGATGCCAACCTACACTAGGATTATGTTTTGACGATTTAATAAGTCGACGACCTAACGTTGGAACAAATCTACCTTGTGATCTTGCTGTCTGCCCGTAACCATCAATATGTTCAGCATGAGGAGCAACGCTAAGATCATAACCGAAGGAAACTTTGTTACCTTGGACCTCACCGAAAAGAGATCGTTGTAATCTTCTCGTAGCTCCTTTCGGTGCTTCCTCCTGATAAATCTGCAAGCCTTTATCTCGTACGGTCGTTAACACAGCAGATCCAAATCTATCCCAGTAGTCTTTCTCTGTCTCGAGAAAATTCCTCAGATCGACGGATTGAATCATGACTTTGACTTGCACGTTGATCACCTAATAGAAATCTTCGTCTTCTGCTAACTCACCATCGAGATACTGTCTTAATAACGTATCAGGCTGGTCGATAGATGGCTCATATGCTGGCGCTCCTTTCTTAACGAACTCAAGAAATTGCATAGCTTCTTCTTTATAACTCTCTAACATTACCGTTGCAGCAGGAGTTACGCCAGGACCGCGCTCTAATTTCGCAACGTACTCCTTGTAGACTAAGAAACAAGCCCATGCGAGAGTTGCCTCCTCTTTGAGGCTTTGCTTCGCAGCACCTGAAATATTCTCTAATACTATCGTATAAGCGAGATTAATCTTTGAAGCAACGGTCAGATCACCTACCTGACTATCGGACAGATTATTCAACGTCTGTCGTACTTCACTTATTTCAGGTACGTACCATGCTGTTACTTTGAAAACTATCGTATCCTTTCCGATAGGCTCTGTTCCATCCTTTCCATCGACGATAAGCTTCCACCGGCCGATTATTGCATCACTGGCTGGCGTGTACGCAACTTCATAGATGCCCGTTGAAATCTTCGTGAAATCTCCGAGGACAAAAGAATGCTTCAGCGTACTCTCGGGATCATATACCTCTCCGGTAATGTCCGTTGGATCCTTAGGATCGCCATTTCTATCTGTAAATGCCACACGAAATGTGCGTGTCTGACCTCGTAGCGCAAACTTCATTCAAGTTCACTGTCCGTACGAATATATTTCATCCGTTCGAATATTTAAACTTTTAGGTGCAGATGTGGATTAGCCAACCTCTTCAATTGTAACACCCATCTCCTGTTCTTCTTCGGTAATGTTCACTCCAAGATCATCTGCTGTTTCGGTAATTTCAGCAAATAAGGTCGGCAGTAGGCCAACTATGATCGCATCCAAAGTGAAGGTTTTTACACTAGTCTTTCGAATCAATCCATCTAACGTGAATGATTTCGTGCTTGTGAGTAAGAGAATGGCATCAAGTGTGAGAGTCTTTACGTGAGATGTTTGCAGGAGTGCATCGATAGTAAATGTCTTTACTGAAGAACCTTTCAGGAGTGCATCCAAAGTGAATTGTTTCATAAATACTCCAGGTGCTGAAAGGATGGCATCAAGCGTAAAAGTTTTTGTCTGAGTCGCTTTAAGAATAGCATCCAAAGTCAGTGTCTTCACTGCAGTTGACTTCAAGATCGCATCTAACGTGAAAGTTTTTACAACAGTCTTCAAAAGTAGCGCGTCAAGAGAAAACGTCTTCTCAAGAGTTGCTTGTAAGATTGCGTCTATAGCAAAAGTTTTCTCTCCTCTTAATCGAAGCAGTGCATCTACTAAGAATGTTTTCGTCTGCACTTTCTGAAGCAATGCATCCAAAGTGAACGATTTAGTCTTTATACCTTCTTCTACCAGTATCGCATCTAATGTAAATGGCTTGGTAAGAGTAGCTCTGAGTAAAGCATCAACGGAGAATGTCTTTATCTGAGTCTTTTGTAACAATGCATCGAGCTCAAAAGATTTCGTTAATGTCGCTTTCAGATAAGCATCCAACGTGAATGTTTTCGTCTGTACTGCTAACAAAATAGCATCTACTGTTAATGTCTTAGTAGAAACTGATTGTAAAAGTGCATCCAGTGTAAAGGTTTTCGTAAGTTCCGCTTTCAAAAGTGCATCAAGTGTGAAGGTCTTAGTTTCTTGTGCAACAGCAGTAATGCGCAAAACAATCCACGGTTCACCAAGACTCCAATAGTCGT